CTTGTTATGTTGCCGAATCGTCATTTTCAAATTTAACAAAAGTTACTGAACACACAAAAGCCATGTTAGAGTCTTGGTCTGTTAGTAATAATGATTTTCAAACTAATTTATTGTCCTTTAATCCGGTCATTCCAAATTTACAAGAAAAAATTAACCAAACTAACTCACAAAATGTTTCTAAAGACGATTATATGAAATATGGTTGGTTATTTGGTAAAAGGTAATATTTATTGTTATGGGATTAACGGAGCCCAAACTTATTAGTATATTTTTAAATAACTAAGTTTTTTTTATTATGGGGTATTTATAATAAAACTAAAATTGGTTTGAAATGAAAAATTTGATTAATGAGGAAATAATTAGGGTTAAAAAATTAATGGGAATCCTCAATGAGGTTATTACCAAACCACCTATACCAAATTCAGAGATTAATGATTATTATTTAAGTAATAAAGTTGACCCAAAATTAGAAAAAGAAACAGTTAAACAATTTAAGAAAGTTGGTTGTAATTCAACCAAAGAGTATAGTGAATCTCCCACATTTGATGAGGTAATGAAAAATGATTCAAAAGTTATTAGAATTGGACATAAAGGAAAACCTGTAACCGAACTACAAACAATACTTAATGGTTTGGGTTATGATTTAGGTAAGTGTGGTATTGATGGTTTATTTGGTCCAAAGACTAAAAAAGCTCTAGAACAATTCCAATCAGATAAAGAATTAAACGTATCATCATCAGTTAATAAAGAAACGTTAGATAAGTTAAAGAATCCTGGTGAAAAAATAAAATCTACAATACCAAAGGAAACTAATAAAATTGAGGTTTCTGCCGATGTAACAAATGACAACGAGTATTCAATTATTAAATCGGGATACAAGGGTAAAAATGTTCACGTATTATTTGGCGGAGCTCATACTTCATCATATGGTAAAGGCGGCGCACATCCTCAAGCAATTCAAAAGTATGTTAAATTTTTAAAACCATATAGTAATAACGCAATAATTGTTATTACCCATCATATGAACACCCTTGACAATGTTCGTAAGTATGTTAAAGAAAAGTTTGATGGGGCGGTTGTAACATCTATTGCAGGGTTCTCACAAGGAGGTAGAGAAACTTGGGAACATGCTGATGATTCATCATTAAAGTTGGTAGGCTTAATTGACCCATCAACATATAAAACAGATGTAACATTTGGGGCAAACACTTATTTAGTTTGTGACCCAATCAACTGGGGGTCTAACGGATTCTACGGAGCTGTTAAAAATAGATTAATGTGGTATTGTAAAAATAAAGACGAATCAAAGTATGCTGGACATGTTGAATGTACAAAAGGTATACAACATATGAATTTTGCTATCTTGGAATACTTTTACCAAAAGTACGGGTCTAAAATATAAAATATGGTTGGTTATTTAGTAAAAGGTAATATTTATTGTTATGGGATTAACGGCAAGAAAAAAATCTGGTAAAAAAATAGGGGGTAGTAAATTAATTGTTCCAGGACAAAACGTACAAACGTTTAATGTTAGTGGCAATGTAAATGGACAAGGAACAGGTCAAAATAATGTAAGCCCAAAAAAATAAAAATAACTGAATAAGTTAAACTATTTAATTAATAATATTAAAGGTTAAATTTTAAGGGATGGAAAATAACGATAAAAATAAAATGACAGTTTGGCAAAGGTTACAAAACGCTTTTGGACCAAACGCTTTACTAAATCAAGACTACCCGACTTATAAATTTGATAAAAAAGAACTTCTTAAAACTAACTCAAAAGAAGAATACGAAAAAGAAAAATTACAAGCCCAACAAACTTTCTATTTGTCTAATCAATGGACTAAAATTGAAAGTAATCTTTATACTCAGGCCGTTTATTATGAGCCAACCCGTTTAGCATCATTTTATGATTACGAATCTATGGAATACACACCCGAAATTTCTGCGGCGTTAGACATTTATGGTGAAGAATCAACAACTGTTGACCAAAATGGATATATGTTACAAATCTATTCTGAATCAAAACGTATTAAATCAATATTAACAGATTTATTTAATAATTCATTAGATATTAACACAAATTTACCAATGTGGACAAGAAACACCTGCAAGTATGGTGATAATTTTGTTTATTTAAAATTAGATTCTACTAAAGGGATTGTCGGATGTATGCAACTTCCAAATATTGAAATTGAACGTTTAGAAAGAGGGTTAGCAGTTAAAGCACATAATGTTGAAGAACTTCCTGAAAATAAAGGATTGAGATTTAAATGGAAAACTAAAGACATGGAGTTTAATTCTTGGGAAATTGCTCACTTTAGATTATTAGGCGACGATAGAAAATTACCGTACGGTACTTCAATGTTAGAAAAAGCCAGACGTATTTGGAAACAATTATTACTTTCGGAAGATGCTATGTTAATATATAGAACATCAAGAGCGCCTGAAAGAAGGGTATTTAAAGTGTTTGTTGGTAATATGGATGATAAAGACGTTGAAGGATATGTTCAACGTGTGGCAAATAAGTTTAAACGAGACCAAGTTGTTGATTCAAAAACCGGAAACGTTGACATGAGATTTAATCAAATGGCAGTTGACCAAGATTATTTTATACCAGTTAGAGACCCCGCACAAGCATCTCCAATAGAAACTTTACCAGGAGCAACTAATCTATCTGAAATTGCCGATATTGAGTACATTCAAAAGAAATTAGTTACCGCTCTTAGAGTTCCTAAAGCGTTTTTAGGTTTTGAAGAACCAGTTGGTGGAGGTAAAGATTTAGCGTTAATGGATATTAGATTTGCAAGAACTATTAATAGAATACAAAAATGTATGATTGCGGAAATGAATAAAATTGCAATTATTCATTTATTTTTATTAGGATTTGAAGATGAATTATCAAATTTTACAATAGGTCTTACTAACCCTTCAACACAAGCTGACTTATTAAAGATTGACGCAATGAAAGAAAAAATGTTGCTTTACAAGGACGCTGTAACCGCTTCCCAGGAAGGAATCGCTCCTGTATCAGCAACTTGGGCTAAAAAACACATTCTTAATTTTTCAGATGAAGAAATTAAATTAGATTTACAACAACAAAGGATTGAAAGAGCGGTTGGTGCTGAATTAATTAATACCGCAACAATCATTACCCATACCGGTGTTTTTGATAATATTGACAAATTATATGGTAATAAAAAACCAGGCAGTCCAGAAGCCGCGACTTCAACACCACCTCCAGGACCTGAAGGTGGAGCACCTGAAGGAGGAGGAGGACTTGAAGGAGAAATGCCACCACCACCTGGACCACCCCCTGGAGGACCGGCAGGAGTAACTCCTGAATCATTCCAAAAAGATAATTTAAAAATTTTACTTGAAAGTGAAAACTTAACTGATGACGATTCATTTATTGATTTGTCAAGAGGTAAAAATCAACTTGGAGAAATGTCAAATGAATTGAACAGAATCTTAGGTGACTAATATTTATTAAATAAAAAAAAGATGAAAATAGGAATTTTAAAATCAAACGTAGATAAGTTTTTAACTGAATCATATTCAAAAGGAACTTTTAAAAACGAAGTTATTAATTTTAATAAATTAGTATTAACTAAAAAAAATGTTGCAAAATTATTTTATATTTATGATGATTTAAAAACCAATAAAGGTCTTAATGAGTCTATTGCAACTGAATATTTAAACGAAACAATTTTTTCATTTGAAAGTACTTTAAAAAAAGTAAAACAAAGTGATTTAGAAAAAATTAAAAAATGGGTTGGAAAAACAAATTCAATTAATACCTATTCTGAAGTCGATTATTTATTATATCCAACACTTTCAAAATTGGAAGAAAAAATAGAATCAAAAAAAATAATTATTGAAACTCTTAAACAATCCCCAGTGGTTGAAAATAAAGAACTTATAAATTTACCAATGCAAACAATGGTAAATGTAGCAAATAGAACAATATCAAATTATATTGATGATTTAAACGAATCTGAAAAAGATGAATTATTTAAATTTTTATCAATGGACAATTCTGAGTTAAATAATAAATTTAACGATTTAAAAGAAAACATTAAAACAAAGTTATCAGTTTTAAATGAATCTTCTGACGAAGAAACAAATAAGAAAATTAACGAAACTTTGCAAATGGTTGAATCAGAAAAATGTGAGTTAATTAATTTTTTTAAACTTAAAAATCTTAACGATAGTCTTTAAATTTCGTTACTAGTTTTTAATTTCTGAATATATTTCGCCTTTAAAATTTGTTTTCTTTTAATTACTGACTTTTTTTCAAATTTTTTCCTGGAAATTAATTCATTATTTTGTTTAATTTTTATAAGTTTACTCTTATAAAGTCTTAAAGCTTTTTCAATTGAAATGTTTTTATCTAATTTAATGATTATCATATATTACATATAGTCTATTTTATTAATTTTTTTGACTATGAGTACAAATATACTTACTTTTTTGTTAATAAACGAAAAAAAATATGGATACTAATGAAAAAAGGCAAAACAGCCAAAATTATCGGTTTTAAAACCGCTAAAGTTACCTATGGAACAGTCGATTCCGTAAATTTTAAATCTATTTACTTAAATATTCAAACTTGGGTCGAACCAAAAAAAGAAGTCGAAAATTGGGAACGAGTCGTCTTAAATTTAAGTAGAGATATTAAACACACATTATTTAATAAATTAGATAAACAAATTTTTGAAGAAAACATTATTGTTGACTTAGACTTAAGACCTAGCGGTATTAGTATGAACAAAAAATCCTTTTCAAATTTAGAAATTAATTTTTATTTTAGACCAGGAGTGCGTTGCACAGACAATCATTTAGAATTTAAATCAAAAAAATTAAAAGAAACTTTAAAAAAAATAGCTAAACAAATTTTTAATGATAATTTTTCTAAAAACGAATATTTTAAACTTCATTTAACCAAATCTACTAAAGAAAAAAATATTATAGTTTAAATCGACATTTGTTAATATTTATTTGTTAACCGAAATGGTTATAAATGTCAATTTATAAAATTAATTAATGGATTATCAAATAAATAATAACAATATTTTTGGAAAAAAAACTATTCTAATTGAAGAAGATGCGGGATATATTTCTCCAAAACATGAATTCAATCAAAAAGTTATTAATGAATCAAAAAACCTTATGGACTACTCAAAACCATTTGAATTTTATGCGGTTCTTCAAAAATATAATGTTCCTAATAGAAATGGTAGAATATACCCCGAAAAAATCTTAAAAAGAGAATCTGAGAACTATAAAAAAGCAATCAATAAAGGTACATCACTTTCTGAATTAAATCACCCTGAGTCATCTTTAATTGATTTAGATAGAGTTTCTCACATTATCAATGAAATTTGGTGGGAAGGAAACGTTTTAATGGGAAAACTTAAGTTACTTACAAGTCCAGGTTTTCATGAAAGAGGGGTTTGCTCAACAAAAGGAGATTTAGCCGCAAATTATCTTAGACAAGGTGTTACTTTAGGAATTTCTTCAAGAGGAGTTGGTTCATTAAAAAAAGTTGGCGAACAAAATGAAGTTCAAGACGATTTTGAATTAATATGTTTTGATTTAGTATCTTCACCATCAACACCTGGAGCTTATCTTTTTAATAATCCTGACGATAGAATGAAATATGATGAAAATCTTGAAGAAGAGAAAAAAATAAGTATAGAAACGTCAAATAATGGAAATGGAACCAAATCGCTTGACTTAATGAAAAAATTAAACGATTATTTGGGAAATCGTTAAAAAATAAATAATCATGGATGAAAAGTATTTTATTGCAAAAATTACCGTTGATATGGTAGATTCTGAATCAGGAAAAATTAAAAAACAAAGAGAAGAAAAATTAGTTAAAGGGTATTCACCAACAGACGTAGAAGCCAAAGTAACTAAAGTTTTTGAATCGTATTCCCAAGATTGGAGAATTACCGCAATTGTTGAAAGCAAAATTAATGAAGTTATTGATTAATCTTTAAAACCAAAATCAAATTTAAAAGGAGGGAATTACCCTCCTTTTTTTGTTTGCATATATTTTTGAATTTTATTTATATAACAATAATTAAAAGTTTAAATCTAAAAATTCTTTATTATTTTTTATTTTTTGAATTTTTTTGCATTTGTACATATTTATTAAGAAAATCTAAAAGAAAAATGTCAAACAAAAAATCTCTAGTAGAAGAAGCTATTATCCAAATGAAAAATTTGGAGGAAACCGTAGCTCAAAACGCAAAAGGAATACTTGCTTCAACAATGAAGAAAGAAATCAAAGACTTAGTTAAAGAATCTATCGTATCTGAAGAAGATGATGAAGAGATTGATACTAATGTCAAAATGGATATGGATACCGATTCTGATGAAGATGACGTTGAAGTAGATATGGATGTTGATTCTGATGAAGATGATACTGATATGGATATGAACATGGATTCTGATAAAGATGACATGGATATGGACATGAATGTTGATTCTGATGAAGATGATATGGATATGGACGAACCTATCGACCTTACAAAACATTCTGATGAAGAAGTTATGAAAGTTTTCAAACTTATGGGACCTAATGACCAAATTATCGTTACTAAAGATAATTCAGGAAATATTAACCTCAAAGATGGGGGTAATGATACTGAATATATGTTAGTTGGCGAAAATGAGGAAGAATATTATAACCAAGAAATGAGTGAAGATGATGAAGATGATGACGATTCAGATGACATGTATATGAGTAATGTTGATAATCAAGATATGGATATGGGAACAAATGACTCATCAATTGAAGATATCATTAATGATGTTTTTGGTAGCTCTGAAGAAATGGGAGAAGAAGAAGATGAATTTTTAGACGATGAATTTTTAGATAATGAAGATTCTGATGATGAAGATTCAGAAGTTGTTTATGAAATTGAAATGGATGAAGAAGATGATTTTATGGAAATGGATGAACAAGACGAAGAAGATGATGATGATGATGATTTTATGTCTGAATCTAAAATGTCTATTAAACCTAAAGGAGTTGGAATGGGAAGTCCAAAATTCAAATATTCTTCTAAACCAAATCAAGGTCAAGGTTTTAAAACAAAAATGAAGCAAGGTAACCTTAAAATGGGTACTGGTAAACCTAAATTCGAATTCAAAGAAG